ATCTACACTAACTACAGCACCAGATATACCTGTAATATTTTTTGTTTCTACTGTCCCATCAGGCATTATTACGCTGATTGTCGGATTGTTTGTAGTAGGTAAATCAGTATTAGCAGTATCATCTACAGTTATTGTTGTTGTTGTAGCTGCATTTACCCTTCCACCTCTACGTACACCTGCCCTTACACTATCATTTATTTCTATTACTGCACCAGGTCTTAGTATTACACCGCTATCAATAGAAGTTGTAAATGTGATAACTTCGCTTTCATTTTGTTCTGCAAATAGAATAGCCCTACCTAATCTTGCTGCCTGACCTCTTGAAGTACACGCAAATGCAGATACTTGCTTTAAATTAACTCCTAATTTATTAACAGCAGTGGTATCTTCTACAACTTCAAAATCTATTTCCTGTGTATCCATATTGAAGTAAGAAACACTTACTACGCTGTGTCTTTGTTTTAAATCGCTGCCTGTATAGCTAAAACCCTCTTCTGATACATTTGATAGGTTAAATAAATAACTGGCATCTGTTGGTTTATCCTGTGTAATTATCATTGAACCTGCTGACCATATCGGCATACAACGCATTACACCAGATAGTTCATTTATCAAATCAAATGCCTCTGCTGCACTTTGTATATTTACATTGCATGAAAATCTAGCTTCCTGACCACCTAAACCATCATCTACGAGAGTATTTGCAAATTTAGATGCAGTAACAAATGAAAACAAATCCAATGATGCATCTGTTATATGATTGCCTAAGCCATACCTAGTATCTGTTAAAAGGTCTAGTAATACCATTGCAGGGCATGAACACCAAACAGCAGCACCCATAACACCATTAAATATATAACCAGTTGGATATATTATTCTTCCTGTCTGTAAATCTACAGTTGGTGTACCTGACCCATTAGCACCTGCACCTGGTATTCTTACCTTTATTCCACGTATCCTATATTTTCTTGTTGGAATAGAACTAAACTGTTGAGAATCTAAACGTAAAGATAAATAAGCACTATCTGGATATGTCTGTTTATCATCTATTATTTCAGCAAAACTTGTCCATTGAAATGCGTTTATTAATGATGTAGATGTACTGTCAGCAGTTACCCTAGTTACTCTTATATCAACAGGAAAATTACCAGTTAGATCAATTCTATAATCTTTCTGATATGCGTCAGCAGTTCTACCTGTAATAGTATCTTCTATAACTGTAGTAAAGCCACCGCTATTATATTGAACTGCTATAGATAGCTCTACAGAAGAACCTAATAAATCTCCTTGTTCTGTAGCCTCCTGTATCTGTGGAAATGTAATTGCAACTTTAACTGCATCAACATCTGTATTAGTGATACTTCTTGTAACAGGTGATGCCTTTGTTACTTCAACACCTACATCAGTTGTAGATTCTGAACTTTCAATACCAGGTATATGAGTTTGATTGTTTGTACCAAAACGAGGTGTAAAGCCAACATCTTGAAAATTGAAATCTGTAGTAACAGGACTAGATGAAGATGCTGTAGATTGCAGTACAGCAGTATCATTTAGAAATACATCCTTTAATGCAGCATTGTTATATGCAGTTGTTCCTTTTGTAAGACCTTCTTTTGATGCAGTAGCAAAACCTTCTATCTCACCTTCTGATACAAGATCAAGAAAAGATACAAACTGTTTACTATGTAAAGTATCAGGTGTTCTTGTAGGCTGTGGTGGCTGTGGTGGTGATGGTCTACCACCTGCACCTTTTATAATTTTAGGTTTTGTCATGCTCTCACCTGCTCAGTATCAATACCTGCACTTATTACAACACTACCTGTAAATATTTCACCATAAACAATAGGGTGGGTAGTTCCACTTCTGCTAGATTGCTGCACCCCATTGAATCCAAAGGATATTCTAGGATCAGATGGATTACTAATATCTTTAGGTTTTGGTACAGGAAATAACATTTCACTAACACCACTCAATACCATACCTGCACCTATTAAACTAACTGCTGTACCTACTTTTGTTAATACACCACCTGCAACAGCAGCTTTACCAAAAAAACTTGTAGTACCAAATGCACCAGCACCAGGAAATAAAAATGATGCACCAATTAATGCAGCACCAGTAAGTATTCTGCCAAAACTACCACCTGCACCACTTATAACAGGTACAAAACTTATATCTTGTTGACCTATAGGGTTTTGTATTTCATCCTCATCTATCTGATATTCATTAACAAGTACCTTATATTGTCTGCTAGCCATATATGCTTCTGCATTAGGAAAATTATTAATTAAAAAACTAACAGCCTGTGCTACAGAATGTACTTTTACTTCAAACTGTTTATGGCCTATAAAATCAGCTAAATCACCATATAATTTAAGTTTAGTTAGCATACCTGTACCTCTTTCCTGTACATTTTAACAACCATTGACTATAAGGTTCTCTTGTACTTAGTCTATCTGCTAAATGGTGCAATACATCACCATCTATAAAAACAGCTACATGATTTAAACCATTAGCCATTATTGACATAAATAATAAATCTCCATTTTGTAATTTATCTTCTGGTTTAAGTTCTGTAAAACCTGTATCTGCTGCACATCTTTCAAACATAGGATCTTCTATAAATTCTTCTGGTGTTGTAGGTCTTTGCCAATCTCTTAACTCTATATTTTTATTTTCCTTGTACCAATCTCTAACTAACGCCCAACAATCAGTAACACCCCATACCCATTGTCTACCTATTAAAGGTGCTTTATATCCTGTCGGTTCACAGTAACCCCATGTTTCTGTTTTAGGGTTAACTATATGCCATTTTAATTTACTTTGTTCACACGCTACCCTATCTGCATTACTAGGTGATGGTGGTGTAACAGGATGACTATGTACAACTGCTGTTATAACTCCTAAATTATCACAGGCTACATAATCTTCTGGATCTAAAATAAAACATTGATGGCCTGTTAAAGATAAATTTTTACATGGAAAATATTTTTCTTTGCCTTTTATATTTACTAAAAGTCCACAGCTTTCTTTAGGATCTTCTATTTTTGCATGGGTTAATGCTTCTTGTTTCCAATTCATCCAATAAATGTACCAATACTAGGAAATAAAGCTCTTGTACATTGTCTACCAATTCTTACACCTGCTAAATCAAAAGATGCAGCCAGTTCAAATGTAACCACATTTCTGTTTTCTGCTGATTTTCTTGCAATAGTATATGTTATTTCTTCTTTTGCAGTAGGATCTGGCGTACCTAATGGATTTGTACCACCACTAAAATTAACAGCATCAATATATTTAGCAGTTGTTCTTATACGTTTTACAGTTGCACCAGTTAAATCATTACCTGTAGTTACTGTATTTACATTTAATAGTATTGCTGTAATTGTGCCTAATGCGTTACTAATACTAATTGTAGGTCTAGGTATCTGACCACGTTGATATGCAAAACCACTTGCCTCTACAGGAAAACGTAAATATGAATTACCAGCAAAAACTACTTCACCATTTAAATTTAAATTACTACCTGCATGAAATCTATAGGTTTGTGTAGAACCATGTAATGTAGCGTCAGTTGTCAGTTCAAATAATTCAATTACAGCAGATGGATTAAGACTTTGTAAATCTGTAATAATAGGTGCTGTACTCATGGTTCAAACACCTCTCTAAAAGTAGCTGTAATAGTAGCCCTGTTAGGTAAATCTATTTTTTTACTCCATGTATCACATACAAATTTATAAGATGTGCTTTCGCCTGGTGGTGTGTAATCAAAACTAGCTCTATCATCTGCCCTTGCATCTAAAAATGTTTCTATGGTATCGCTATCTGTTTCTGTAATATTATTCCATGCAAGACTATATACCTTACCATTTTGATGTTCACTTAGCCCTAACTGTATTCTGTGTTCATATCCGTCAGCAAATCTTATAACTCTAGTATTAGGTGCTGATCTTTTTGTAACGCCATAACTAGCTTCTATAGATGGAAATGTTGCCATTATGCTAATAATCCTCCTGGTCTTTTTTGTTTAATTAATTCTGATTGTATTGCAGCAGCAATAGCCCTTCCAAATTCTCTACCACCTTGTTCATTACCTTCTACAGAACTTCCAGAAGCATCTACATTAACAACAATATTACCAATACCACCGCCTGTTGATTGTACTCCTAGTTTTCCGTTACTACCTCTGCGTAAAGGTAATATAGCCTCTGCACCTGCCTCACCCATAAGACCCACACCATTAGCCATAGGAAATAAGGTTGGTTTATTTACTACACCACCATATGCATATTTTTGTACCTTTCCATTTATAAAAGCATTGCCATCAGCATTTTTGAAAAGACCTTCAACAAATGTAGTAAATGGTAATGTTATAGTTTGTTGTATTGCAATTCTCACCATATCTGAAATTATACTATTTGCTAATTTTCTAAAACTTAAAGTACCTTTCATAACAAAATCTACTAATGCATCTTCCATACCTTTTATTCCTTTAACAACGACATCACCCATAGCATCACCAACACCTTTAATACTCTTTTTAAAAGTATCAAGTTTAGCTAACATAGATTGTCCAAAAGTTTTTTCTAACATATTGTTAGTTTTTTTACCATATTTTTCACTTGCTTCTGATGATCCGTTCCAAATTTTTTCAAATATTTTCATGTCTTTTTCGAATTGCTCTCTAGTTGTAGTTAAACCATTTTGCAACTCTTCATAAGCACCCTTAAAATCAAATTTAGCTGCTTTCCATGCTGCCTTTGCTACTTGTACTATAGTTGTGCCAAGAAATCTAAAACCTGCAACAACAGTAAATAAACTAGCGGCTAAAGTTTTTATTACAAAATTAATACTTTTAAATAACCAAGTTAAATCAGCACCATCTTTAGTTATATTGCTAAACATTTCTGCAAGGTTATTTAATGTTGGTAAAAGATGATCTACCATTTGTGTAGTAAACCCTTGCAATTTAATACCTAAAGCTGTCATTTGATCGTTAAAATATTCTGAATTTTGTGCAAACCTTTCTGACACCTCAAAATTAAATTCTTGTAATGAAGCAGCACCTTCATTTAACAGATTGACCATATTTGCACCAGACTTACCGAATATTTCCATTGCAATGGCTGTTTTAGTTACGCCATCTTCCATTTGTGAAAAAGCATTTGAAATTTCGTTAATTAATTGTTCATTAGTTTTTAATGTTCCGTCTGTGTTTCTAACAGTAATTCCTAGTGCATCAAAAGCATCTTTATAGGTTGCAACACCTTGATCTGCTTCATGTATTGATTGAGTTAAACGTCTTAAACCTTTTTCTATAGTCGCCTGTTCAACACCTGCTAATTTACCTACGTTTACATATCCTTGTAATGTATTAGCTGCTATTCCTGTTTGTATTTCTAATTTACCAAAGGCATCTGCTGCATCAATAGTACCTTTTACCATACGTACAAAAGCACCAGCAGATAATATTAATCCTAATGTTGCAAATGTCTTATTAAGTCCAGACATTGCCATGCGTAGATTTTTAACCCTTCCTTGTACGCCTTGCATAGAATTACCAAGACGTTTTATAGATGCCGCACCTACAGTTTTTGCTGCTACTACTAAATCAAACTTTGCAGCCATCTATTTATTCTCCTTACTAAGCGTCTTTAATATTGCAGCTTCTATAACTTGTATGCTTTCCATTAAGTCTATAGGCTTATCTGTATACAGTTTAATCATTTCTATCACAGATGTATAGTCTAAACCAATAATTCCACCCATTCCTACACGCCATTGCGTCTGCACCTTTAAAAACATATTAACAGCCTTCCAGTTTTCTTGATATATGTAAAAATCCTTTTCTACTTCTTTTTTTTCAACAGTAACGCCTAATACTGCATCATCTTCTGCTGTTTTATCTATGACAGTTGAACCAGAAGCCCAATATTCACCTGCCCCTATAAGTTTTTTATGTTCTTATTTTTACAGGATTCTACAAATGCATAAGATATTGCAGTTGCAACACCTCTTACATCTAATAATTTATCTCTAT